GGCAGAGCGCGTGCGCGTGCGCGTGCGCGTGCGCGTGCGCGTGCGCGTGCGCGTGCGCGTGCGCGTGCGCGTGCGCGTGCGCGTGCGCGTGCGACCCCCCCCCCCCCCGGTGGCACCCTTGGCGTGCCATGCTCCGCTTGGGTCCCCGCGTACCTGGTCCCCCACGCGACACCAAAATCCCGGAACACGACAAACACACTCCAGGATATAACCCCTACAACCCCTACAACCAAACCACAGAATCTCGCACTCGGCAGCCGCCCCCGGTAGATTTCCCCCTCAACACCCGTATGACACAAGGGTTTTATGCGGGGGACTGTTCCCCTAAAAGGAGAACCCATGAGTCCATGTTGCAAGTGTAAGTATTGGGAACAGGTAGATGAGACCCCGACCGGGCGGTGCCACTGTTGGCCCCCGTGGTCCGCTCTCGATAGGGGGCCTGCGGCTGCATTGGATGCCGCGGAGTTCTACCGACACCCCCTGACGGCCGACACTGATTATTGTGGCAATTATGCGGAGACGTGACCATGCTACTCAACGATAACAACGGTTGGCTTACCTCCCCCACCCCCGAATCAAGTCAACCCAAGACCACCCAGACCGCCCTGAAACTGACCCAGGGCACGGCCGGGACCAATACCACGCAAGCCGTCACGGCGGGGACCAAGTACCGCTTCACGGCGTATGCTGTGGGCGGGTTCCGCTTTGGCCTGGCCACGGTGGCGACCGATGGCAACGTGCGTTGGGTCTGTCCTCTATATAGGTCGCTTGAAATTGACATCCCTATCGGCTACTCGGTTTTGCATTATACCACCGACACAAATTCGGCCCTCGGTTTCCTGGTGGAGTTGATACAGTAGGAGGTCCTATGACTCGCAAGGGTATTGTCCTGATACTCGCTTTCCTGGTGGGTAGCCTGCCGGTGTTGCTCCTGCGGCCCCAGAAGGTCGTCTACAAGACGGTCTACAAGACCACGGTGCAGCAATTCAGCATCGCCCCCCAGGTCGAACAGGTCCGTGGGGCCGTGGTTCACATCCGTAAGACCACGCCCGATGGCGGGGGATGCCAGGGCTCCGGGTGTCTCATCGACCCTAATGGTATCCTGTTTACGGCCAGGCACGTCTCCGATGGCGACCCGTGCGGCGTCTACACGGTGACGCTCGATGACGGCAAACAGTACCCGGTCAAGTACGTCATCGAGGACCGCGAGAACGACGTGACCTTGATGAAACTCGACTTGCCGCCCGGCGCCGGCCCGCTGCCGTATGCCCGGCTTGCAAAGGGCGATGATCTTCGCGTGGGGGATGCACTCTTTATTTTTGGAAGTCCGCTCGGCCAGGACAACTTCAATACCGTCTCCTTCGGTATCCTATCGGCCGCGAACCGCAATCTTGCCAAACTCTGGCCGGAGGGCAAACAGTACGACTGGCACGTCATGTTCCAGACCACGAGTCCGGCGTTCCCCGGCAATTCCGGGGGGCCGGTGTTCAATATGCGCGGTGAGGCTATCGGTGTCCTCGTTGCCGGGATGGCGGAAACACTGAATTATTCGGTGCCTGTGGCCCGGTTCCGCGACACTATCGGGGCGGTGCGGTCGTGGTTCGACCTGTGCCGGTTCCGGGTGATCCAACCTGATATGCGCGGTCCGCAAGGACCACAAGGACCTCCGGGTGAGTGTGGCCCGCAAGGGCCTCCGGGTGAAATAGTAGTAGATGTGAATGAAAGGGGATAGTATGGTTAGAAAGTTGGTGGGACTTGGGGTTGGGGTTGGGGTGTTTTATCTGTTGTTGTCGGATTTCTCCCCAATGTTGGACGTGCATACGTGGGAGATGTTGTTACTCAGTTGTATCTTCGGGTTGTCGCTCATCGGAAATCGAGGAGAATGAAATGCTACAATGTTTGGGGAACAATCTGGTCGTAGTGCGTGGCGCGAAACAAGGCGAGCGGCGGGGCATCCTTCTGCCGGACACGGCCCAAGAAGAGAGCAACACTGCCGAGGTCATCGCTATCGGTCCCGATGTCAAGTACATTCGGGTCGGCGATACGATTCTTGTACCCATGTTGACCTACGTCAGGGTCATGCAAACGCGGACCTTCGATCTGACTGTCAGTGTGGCGGGCGAGGAGAAACCGGCCCTGGTCATCAAGGAGGAGGACGTTGCCGTAGTGTGGCCCCAAGAATGAACGGAAAGGGTTCGACAAGACGCCCTTGTCAGACGCACCCGGACGAATATGACCTTCGCCACGCTTTTGCGTTTGGCCTGATCCCGAAGGAACAATTCGAGGAAGCGTACCAGAATCTTTTGAAACAACACAAGATCGTGCGGAGTGGGAAGGTAATTCATGGCAGACAAGACCTATAAAGTAGGCGAGTCGATTGACGTTGTGTACCAAGCCGCGGGCGGGGCCACTGGTGTTGTTGTGACCATGAGTGTGTATGATGAGGCCGGAGCGCTGGATGCCGGGCAGAGTGGGGCGATGGTGGAGATCGGGGCGACCGGCCGCTACAAGAAGTCCTTCACCCCTGATGCCGAGGGCCTGTGGCTCGTGCAGACAAACGATGCGAACGGCGGCAAAACTGTGAAGTCGTTCTCCGTCGGACAATTCAATGTCGCAGAGATCGGGGCTACGGTGACGACGATTAACGCGAAAGTCGATGATTTGCAAACGGCAGTTGAAAATTTGGTAGCGCCCTCGATGATCGGTTGATGCGGTTTCCGGGAGTAGTATATTACCGGACAGAAGGGTAAACGGTCAACGAGGGCGAAACTATCAGGACTGTGAAACGCTGTCCAAGTTGCGGGGAAGTAAAACCCCTTGCGGAGTTTTGCCGCAGCAAACGGGATGGTAGGGGGTGTTATTGTCACGCAACTGAGCGGAGTTAACTAAATGCCAGCTACGTCAAAGGCGCAGTACCGTTACATGCAGTGGGTGGCCCATAAGAAGGGCGGTGAGAAGGGTCTGTCCCAGACTAAGGCCGCAGAGTATGTTGCCGGACAGTCGCCCAAGGGTCTGCCGGAGAAGGCGTCATTCAGTAAACCCAAGAGGAAGAAATAATGCCCCCGGAGACCCAAGATGAACCTCCTCCGACTCGGACTACTGTTCTGCGTAGGTCTGACCGTCTGGGGACTTACCTTGGCTCGGTCGGCCGCATGGGACGCACGGCGAAAGAATTTGCTCTGCGGTATCGTGATGGCAGACGAGGCGGTTGGAGTCTTTACCGGCATGTGGTTGGCGCGTAACGGCACCTATTGGGAGGGTCTCGCCTGTGTCCTCGGTGCCGGAGTAGCGGCGAGATTGGTTATGTGGTGGAGCCGGGAGTGACCAAGTATCGCCAAATCTACGATGGAGACTGGGAACCTCTGAACAAGACTGAGATCGTGGCGTGTTGCGATTGTTCCTTGGTTCATATCATCAAATATCGTGTCCGCAAGGGCAGACCTGAGGTCCAGTATCGCCGCGATAACCGTCGGACGGCGGCGTTGAGACGGCATAAAGAGAAGGAAAAATGAATGTGCGATTGTGAGGATGTGTTGCGGGAGTGTTTGGGACCGAAGGAACCGGAGATAGAGGAAGACGATGGCCAAGACCAAGAAACTGCCGACCGAAAGTAAAGACCTCCTCGAACTTGGCCAGAAACAACGCGCTGGAGCCCTCCTCAGCGGCTACCTCCGCGCGATCGGGACCGAAGTCACCGAGGTCATGCAGGACGACGCCCCCAAGGGTTGTCCGGTGGGTCCGCCGCGATTGATGTCCAAGGCCGAACGTCTCGCCCGTCACATTTGGGAACAGGCCCTACCCCGTACTGGCCCCGATGGCGCGGTCCATGCGCCCACGTTCGAGTATGTGAAGTTGGTCCTTGATAGGGTAGAAGGGAAGGCCGGGACGATGGAACAGGAAAAGGATAGTGGGCGGGAGAGTGTACCCGATAAGATTTCGAGGATCAACACGGAGCGGGTGAACAAGATTTCGGCGGAGGTCATGGGGGAGTGACAAAAGTTTGTTCTAAGTGTGGCATTGAAAAGTTAATAGAGGAGTTTCCTCATGTTATACGACGCGCAGCCAATTACTTAGAAAGACACGGCAAGTGACCGGCGGGATTTCCACGGTAAAACCTGATTTGGTGACACCTTTCCCTTCTGGGCGAAAGACGTGGAAGTGTAATCGCACCGGCTTGATCGTCCCGATGGAAGATGGGGTGAATCGGGAGTATCGGGAAAAGTTGCTACACAAAGCCGAGAAGGATACGGTTTTGCAACAGGACTTGAGGGCCGCGATTGTAGAATCGCCCCTGTTCTTTATCAATACCTTCGTGTGGACTCTGCACGAGCAGGAGGTGTCCGAGGAAACGTGGGGTAACGTTCCGGCACGAGTTGCACTACACCCGTGGATTTGCTTTGAACGGCAGGACGAACTTGTCGAGTTTCTGCACAAGTGCTTCACCGAGGGACATGATGGCCTTGTGGACAAGTCCCGCGATATGGGCTGTTCGTGGATTTGTGCGGCCTTTATTCACTGGCTTTGGCTGACACGGCCCAACACCCAACTAAGGGAACTGAGCAGGGTTGAGGACCTCGTAGATAGTCCGATCTCGAAGTCGCTGTTTTTCAAACACGACACACTGAACGCCTACCTGCCCGATTGGCTCCGACCGCCGGGCGTGTCCGTTCGAGGTCGGGGAAATCGCACGAGTATGCGAATCCACAATGCCCTTAATGGTAGTACGATTGCAGGCGAATCGACAAACTCGTCAGCGTTTAGTGGGGACCGAGCCGCTTTGATCCTTCTCGATGAGTTTGCGAAGTGCCAGGCTGGTGAAAGTATCAAGCGGTCAACGGCGGCAGTTTGCCCGTGCCGAATCGTTAATAGTACGACTGATCTTCCGGGTAGTTGCTACTCGAATTGGAAGGCGAGCGGCACGATCAAAGTGTTTGGTATCTATGCTTGGGACCATCCGGTTAAAGGGAAGAAGCGGTTTTTGGTTCAGGATGAGACAACTAAGGGCTACCGTATTACCAGCCCCTTTATTGAGCATGAAATAGAGCGTTCGGGTTGGAAGGAAGTTGCGACCGAGATATACGCCCAAGAAGGCGCAGTTGGAGATTGCTTCTTCACTCACTCGGACCTCGATCTCCATGCCTCGTTGTATTGTCGCGACCCCAAGGAAAGGTTCAACATAAAACTCCGCGAGAAGATACCTAACGCTGATGTATCGAAGCTCTTTCGCGCCCGCGACCTCAAGGCCGTGTCCCTGACGCGGGCCAAGGATGGTGAGTTGCAGGTGTGGGCACCGCTCACGAGTGGGCGACTTGACCAGAGTAAGAGTTACATTATCGGCATCGACATCAGTAAGGGGCAGGGCGGTGAAGGCACGAGCGAAACGGTCGCGTCGGTCAAGTGCAAGCAAACGGGTGAAATCGTCGCCAAGTGGGCGAGTCGAACAACGCCCCCCTACGATGCTGCCCGCACCGTGGCAGCCCTGGCCCTCTGGGTTGGTGGAGGAGCGCCGCAACGACTACCTTTCGTGATACACGAAAAGAACGGCCCCGGTTGGGACTTTACCGAGGTCTTCATCAAACAGATGGGGTATTCCCACTACTACCGTGACGAGTCGGTAGGGAATGTGGCTGAGAAGAAGACTGATAGGATCGGTTTTCATACGAATCGGGAACGAAAACAACTCCTCCTCCGGGCTTACGAACGGGCCTTGAAGGAGGGCCGGATCATCAATCGTGACCGGCAAAGTCTGGACCAGGCAAAAACGTACATTACCTATCCCGGTGGCGGGTGCGGTCCGGCGGAGTTGGTGGATAAAGACAAGGCGGCGTACCTCGGCCACGGGGACCGGGTGATGGCCGACGCTTTGACGGTGATGGACAAGGAAGTGATGAAACCAAAACCGGAGAGTGACACCGCGCCGAGTGGGACCTGGGGGTATCGGTTCAGTAAATGGAAGTCATCGGTGAAGAAGTCGAACGGTTGGCAGAGCCCTTATTCGTTTGGATAGACTATGGCTGTTGAACTAACTGCTGGAAAAATCTCCGACTCTGTTAAGGCCGGGTTCGAGCGTGTAAAGCGTTTCCGTCTCGCCCGCGCGAGCCATATCCGGGCCTATGTGGGTGACTATTTCAGTAAGGAATCCGGACTGACCGGGGACCAACCGCTCAATCTTGTCTTCCTTGCGATCCGATCCCTGATCCCGAACCTTGTCCAAAAGGAAGGGTACAACAAGATTCTCACGCCTGTGTTGGCGCAACGGGGCTATGCCGAACGACTCGGTTTGGCCCTCGATGAGTTGCACAAGAAGACACACAAAGCCCAACTCCTCCGCGCCTGTGCCGTCGATATGTGTTTCGGCCTTGCCGTCACCAAGACGAGTATTGCTGCATCCGGCCAGTTATTGACAGTTTCTCCCGATCTCCAAGTCGATCCCGGCCAAATCTACACCGAACGGATCAGTCTCGATGATTTCGTGGGCGACCCGTGTTGCATCCGTTGGGGTCGGGCGGCATTTCTCGGCCATCGCATCCGCATCGAGCGGAGTAAGTTGCTCGCCGCTGACGGTTTCAACGAGGAACTGGTCAAGTCGCTCCCGCGCGCGGGCACCAAGGCCAGCGAGAACCGGGCGGCGGACCTCTCCAAAGACGACAACAACGCTCTCGCAATGATGGATTTGCAAGACTACGTGAATATCGTAGAACTGTGGGTCCCCGAAGCTGAGAGTATTTGTTATATTCCCGACCCCGAAGAGGCCGGGGCGACGGACTTCCTCAAGGTCGGGGAATACTACGGTCCGCCGAGCGGTCCGTACACGTTCGGGTCCCTGACTCCACCCGTGCCGGACAACCCCTTCCCAATAGCGCCCGTGGGCGTGTGGCGGGACTTGTCGGACATGGCGTGCAAGTTGTTCAAGAAGGCTATGTTGCAGGCCGACCGGCAGAAGAACGTCGGCGTCTATGATCCGGCCAATGCCGATGTTGCCGAGGCGATCCACGATGCCGCCGATGGTGAGTGGGTTGCAAGCAATAACCCTGATGGCGTGCAGATCAAGACGTTTGAGGGGCCGTCCGCCGAGACCGTGCAGATGACCAGTTCGATTTACGGGTGGTTCAATCTCGTGGCAGGCAATCCTGACCTGATGAGCGGGGCCGGGATCAGTTCGGACAAGGCCACAGGCCAACAGATTCTCCAACAGAACGCCTCCATCGGCGTCGGCGACATGCGGGACATGATGTATGACTTCGCGGCCGAGTCGGCGGGCAAAGAGGCGTGGTATCTGCACAACGACGACCTCCTATTCCAACCCGGTCAACCGGGTATCCCGCTCATTAAACGGCTGCCAGACGGCCGGGAACGGCAATTGTGGTTGACACCGCAGGATAAGAGCGGTGAGTTCGACACACTCGGTTTCACTATCGTGCGGCGGTCGATGTCCGTAGTGGACCCGATGGACCGCGCCCGGAGAGTGAGTGCGTTCACGACCCAGACGGTCCCGCAAGCCTTCCAAGCCTTGATGGTGAGTATGCAGGCAGGCCAACCGTTCAACATTCAGCGGTACTTGACTACGATTGCCGAGGATCAGGGGATTTCCGAGATCATCGACGATATATTCACCGACCCCGATTTTCAGAGTCGGATGCAATGGTACGCGCGTACGGCCGGGAAACAGAACAAGAAATTAGGTGGCCCTCTCGGCGGAATGGATACGACTCAAAATGGACAATTTCCCGTAGGTGGAACCCCGATGCCGGGGCCGACTACACAATTCAATGAACAGTCACAGGCAACCGCAGCCGTGGGGCAGCAGAACGCCATGTTGGGAGGTGGGATGTAATGGGTGTTTTCAGTAAGCCGAAACTTGCGAAGGCCACGCCGGAGGAGTCCATCAAGGTCAAGAAGGAACTCACGAAGAAGTACTCGAAGATGATGAAGGACTCCGATTGGGGGAAACCGATGAAGACCCCGCCGAAATCGGTGGACGAGTCTACGGTACGGACTAAGGCTGTGCAAAAAGGAATGGGCGACTCGTCCGGCGGTATTAAAACCGATCAAGAGAAGTATGCAGAACAACAGAAAAGGGCGCGGTAACTATGCCCACCTACGTCTACAAATGCCCGCAGTGTGTTTGGGTAGATGAAGTCGTGAAACCTATGGCGGCCTGTAATACAGAGGAAACCTGTAGACAGTGTGGGGCGGGGATGGAGCGGGACTTCTCGGCCGAGGTCCGCACGACCAATGCCCCCTGTGACAACGGCCATGAGTTGCACAGCGATTCGCTGGCTATTCACCCGTCGCAAATAGCAGAGCACCGCCAACTCTATCCGGCCGTACCACTTGACGGCGCGTGTCGGCCGGTGTTCACAAGCGTTAAACAACGAGAAAAGTACCTCGACGCCCGCGGCGTTTTGAAGGTTAGTCATAACAAAGAGTACTAAGGGGAATGAATAAATGAATGATGAGAAAGCTGTAGCAGAGTTGCAAACCGCGATTGACGCGATTGACTTTAGTGGCGGATTAGCCCCGGTGAGTTCTACCCCGGCGACCCCCGAACAAAAACCGACAGAAGAGACCCCCTCTACCCCGACGACCCCTGCGGAGTCGGACGCATCGGAGAAGGAGACTCCGGTTGTGGCCGAGACCCCTGCGGAGAAACCGGCAGAGGAAGTGGTTGAATCTACCCCGGTAAAATCGGAGGAGTCCCCGGCAGAAGATCGTCCGGCTATACCCGATAGTCACTATCGCGCGGCGTTACACATGGGCATGAAGGCGGAGGAGGTCGGTGAACTCTACGATCAGAATCCCGCTCTTGCACTCAAGACCCTGGCCAAGTGCTACGAGATGATTAACGCCAGTAGCAAACAACTTGGCGAACTGGGGCAGCGGGCGCGGCAGTTGAAGGAACAGTCCCCGGCCGCGCCGCAGGTCACGGACGATAAGACGGCTAAGTTTATGGCCGGACTTAAGGAGAAGTACGCGGACGACCCGATTGTCGATCTCGTCGGCGAGCTTCTCAAGGGGCGTCAGCCGGAACCCCGTGCCGAGACACGGCCTCAACCGGTACAATCTGACCCTCAAGTCGAGATCGAGCGCCAAGTCGCTGTCCGCCAGCAGATCAACACGTTCTTTACTGCGGACGAGATGAACGCCTACGACGACTTCTACGGAAAGACTTCGCAGACGGGCGACTGGCAGGCGTTGACGCCGGGCCAGCGGGCCAACCGAATTGAGGTATGCAATCGGGCGCAGTTGGTCCTCGATGGGGCTGCAATGACAGGGATGCAGATGTCGGCCGCAGAGGCGATGGAACGAGCGCACTTGGAAGTGGCAGCGCCGTTGGCGGAACAATTTATCCGCGAACGGATCGTCAAGTCCGTTACGAGACGGGCCAAGGGCGCCACTCTAAAACCGAGCGGAAGTAAAACCCCGGCATCGGCCGCGGGTTCGTACAACAAGGAAACAGCAATTCAAGAAGTGGGGGCACTCCTGAAACAACTTGGGTAGCCCCCATAGGAGTTAAATATGTCCTACACGATTGACCAATTGAGTGGGTTGCTCGGGACGACCCATACCAAGTACCCGAAGCAAGAGTTGACGGTGCTGTGGGATGATAGTCGTTTCGAGGCTGCCCGTATCCTGAATCAGGACAACATCAAAAAGCAGGGCGGCACTACGGTCACCGGCAAGGTGATGTTGAGCCAGACCGGCAACGCCCGTTGGGTGGATTACTACGAGAAGGATCAACTCGGCCAGGGCGAAACCCTGCACGAGTTCACGATGCCGTGGAAGCGATTCACGACGAACTGGTCCTGGGATGAATTGGAAATCCTTCAAAACAGGACCGATCCCGAAGGATTCATTGATCTGGCCAAGGTCAAAGAGTGCCAGGCTATGTGGAACCTCGCCTGGTTGTTTGAGGCTGCGTTCTGGGCTACCCCCACGTCGGCCACCGGCAAAGAGATGCGGGGCCTTCCGTACTACATCCGTATGATGGACAAGGACACCACGACGGCCGGTTGGGTCGGCAAGACCATTAGGTTCGCCGATGGAACGACCAGCAACGATTGCTCCGGCATTAACGCGAGTACCTATTCGCAGTGGGCAAACTGGGCCGACCTCTACACGGAAGTCAACAATGATTTCGTGGATCGGGTCCGTAAGGCGTTCTTGTACTCGAAGTTCCGCGCCCCGCTGGGTGCCACGCAGTTCGAGGTTCGTAAGGCTGCCAAACGCCGATGCTACACTGGGCAGACTTTGAAACTCGCCCTGTATAAGTATCTCGATGCCAAGGATGATGTGCATGAGAGCAAGGAGACGCTTGGCCGCATGGTCGTGTCCGAGGGTACGGACCTGCTCATCAACGGACACGATGTCATCGACATCGACTCCCTTGAGACGATGACTGACCCTGAGACGAGCGACCTGGCCTATCCGTTCTACTGTGTCGATTTCGCCCACTTCTTCCCGGTCGTTTACAATGGCTACTGGATGAAGGTCACGGGTCCGGTCCACGGCGGGACGATCCAACACACGGTTTGGACCATGTTCAAGGATGGTGCCTGTAATTGCTGGTCCGATAGCCCCAGACAAGCGGGGTTTGTGATACATAAAGCCTTGACTGCGTGATTAAGGTAGAGAATGTCTGAAACCAAACGATGCAATAAGTGTGGGAAGGTTCTGCCGCTTGATGCCTTTGCCAGGGAAGCAAAATTGCGGCAGGGACGCCGCCTAAGTAGAGTTCGCGGCTTCGGTCGCATAGTTAGGAGTTTCAAATGAGTAAGACGATTGCACGAGTCAATATGTTTGGCTCGAATGGAGAAGTTGTCCGAACCGGCGTAGACGCCGGGGGGTACGACTTCCTGTATGAAGTGTCTGGGACGAAGAGTCCTGTCTACAACACTGGCGATAGAGTCGAGTTGCCCGATGGTCGTGTGTTCTATTATGGCTATTCGGGAGCAGCCTGTTATTCCGGTCTCGGTGTGGCGTTCTACAACGCTGACCCGAAGATTAGCGGTACGACCTGTGCTGCGGCCCAGGCCATCGGCAGTAGAGTCGTCACTATCGCCAGCCAAACCCTGGCCGTAGATGCCCTCAAGGGCGGGTATGTGTTTCTCGCTCCGGCCGGGACCACGGCGCAGACTCGCCGGATTATCGGTAACACGGTCTGTTCATCCAGTACTGTGACCATCTATCTGGATGCCCCGTTGGATCAGGCGATCACGACCTCTACCTTTATTGAGGTTTCGTATAACCCATTCAGTGATCTCCGCTCCGGTAACATGGGCGGTACGGCGTCGTGGGCGGGCGTGGCGGCAGCCTACGTCAGTGCGGCCAGCAAGTACTTCTGGGTCCAGACCTATGGTTGGGCCTGGTGTTCTCCGCAGGCCGCGGTGCAGGCTTCGGCCTATGTCCGCTCGGTCTACTGGCGGCATGATGGTTCGCTCGACGTGCATCCTGCCGTCGCTACGAAGGACTATGTTACCGATCAATGTGCCGGTTTCGTTATCGGCCGTGGGGCCACGCAAGGTCCGCCACTGGTTTTCTTGACTGGTGCCCGGTAAAGGAGGGTTGCTATGGGTGTCAATGGTGCAATGTTTTTGCAGCAACTCGACGGGATCGTGCCCGATGGGATTGGTTTCAAACGCTCCATCAACGTAACGGAACAGATCAAGGGGACCGCCGGTGCGGCCCTCAGCGCGACGACTACTAACGTCGGCCGCGGTGCTATCGAGACGAACTACGATGGCATTATCTGTGACTCCTCCGGTACGGCGGTACTGACCCTGAGTATGCTGGTGCCGCGTGACTACGACGCGCAGAAGGATGAGATGCGAGTTCGCTTCCTGGCCCAAATGGCCGGAAATACGAACAACGCCATCCACATCATCGGGGCCTTGTGGCAGAAGAAAGTGGCGACGGCGTTGGGGTCCGATTTGACCCCCACACAGTCTGACCATATTCCGACTCTGGCGACCAAGGCTGGTTGGGTTGAGGTCGTGGCCGATGGCGAGGGGCTCGTGCCCGGATCGGCGATCTATTGGGAGTTCACGACTTCGGCTCACACGACGGACGCGATTCACATCTACGCCGTCGAGGTCGAGTATTTCAGCGATCTGGTCTACAATGATGAGGCCGATCGCGCGTAGTATCTACGCCGGGCCTTCCCGGTAATAGGGTCGGGGTGTCGTTCCCCCGCCCCGGCCTATGGCTCCAGTCATCTAACGGCAGGACCCGGTCCGCACGACCGGAAATGGGAGTCCAAATCTCCCCTGGAGTCTTAACTTTTAGGAGATTGATTATGGGGATCACGTTAGAACAAGCCAGAGAAATTCTTGACACCATAAGTCGTCAGACGCGAATGACTCGTGATGAACACAGTCTCGCAGGACAGGCGATTGAATTGCTCTATAGTGAAGCTAAGGAGAATCAGGAACATCGACAAGAAGTGAAAAACAAGTTATTGCCGGAGACTATTGTGCAATGACTAAAAGATGTGCGCGATGTGGGTTAGAACAGGATGTAAGTGCGTTCACTAAATGTAGTCACCATAAAGACAGCCTGAGCAGTTGGTGTAGGACTTGTACGCGGGCGAAAAATAACACATATCGCTCACTGAACAAAGAAAGATGTTTACAACGTTGGAAGAAGTGGGCGCAATCGCACAAGGATTACATCAAACGAATAAGCCACAAGTGCCGTCTGAAACGTGCGTATGGGTTAACGCCAGAGGCCCGCAGAGATATGTATGCAAAACAAAACAAAACGGATGTTGTAAAGTGTGTGGGGTATCGGTTTCTTACGATCAAATTGCCACTGACCATAGTCACGTAACTGGAATGGTCCGGGGATTATTGTGTCATAGGTGTAACCTCGTTTTGGGGCAGGTTCGTGAGGACCCGGTGGTGTTAGACCAACTAAAGGAATACCTTAGGAAGACCGCAAATGAGTGAACCTACCTCCAGTTTGTCGGTATATGATCTTGTTCTTGAGATTGCACGAGCAGCCGAAATTGCCTATTTTGGGACCACCGGACAAGAAAAGGCCATGATTCCGATAGACGGACACGACCTTGATCGGTGCCTTACGGTGCTTAATTCTGCTGTCCGGGACCTTATAGCAAAGGGTCCACCGGAGGGTTGGCGGTGGAGGAACCGGCAGATGACGGTCAATCTGGTTCGCGCCTACACGGGCACGGCCTCGGCCGGAGCAGCGACAAGTTTGACTGACAGCGATATTGCAGGTGATTATGCGAACGACTTTTTCAATGGGTATGTCCTGCGCATCACGGCGGGCACCGGGGAGGATGAGTATGCAACCATCACAGATTACGTCGGCGCGACCGGACAGTTTCTATTCGCTGCACTATCTGGGGGGTCCACTCCCACTACAACGTCCGAATATCGAATCTGCCGATCAACCCAAGTCATCGAATCGGACCCGGCACGTTACCTCCTCAGCCAGGACTTCCAGGGGGAAGTGACCGGCGACATCACCTTTGCGGCCGGGGAGAACGCTTGTGGCCTCGAATGGACCAGTGAGGGGGCGATTCGCCATGCCCGCGAGATTTACGTACAATCGGGCGATTCTCCGTTCCTGGCGGCGGTCCTGCCCAACAGTACGCAACGCCGATGGGAACTGATTGTGGACCCGGCCCCGACCGCCGAACATACGGTCGTGTTCCCCTACAAAGTGAGCTTCGACAAACTTACGTTGGTTGTGGGGACGGCCACGGGTGGTGGGGCGACGACTCTGACTGATACGGCCCTAATTGGCCTGTATGCCAACGACTACTTCAACGGCAAGACCATCAAGATCATCAGCGGTACGGGTAAGACCAGTTATGCCGTCTGTACCGATTATGTCGGTTCTACCGGCGTCTTCACCGTGGCCGACTGGCTCTACCAGAATGGTGTGGCGGACGGTACAAATCCCGGCGTCGGGAGCATCTACTACGTGGATGAGGCGGCTACGCATCCATGCGGGTTGCAATTCGACTTTGCGGTTGTCTCGGCCTGCCTCGCGCAGACCGAATTGGAATTTTCTGACGTGAAACGCGGGTACGTGGATAAGTTCCTCAGCGTAGACCTCCCCACCGCTCACGCCATCGACGGCCGTTCGGCCCCGAAGAAACTGGGTGTGATGCTTCCCGGAACCGGGCCGCGAACGGTGTACGTGCAGCGAGACGCAGTGGTATACAACACGTAGGAGAACCCCGATGTCGCAAATGCTGGTATTTCCGTTTTCTGGGCTTCACAAGGGCGGTCTTCCTGGTAATCCGCCGGAGAACACGTCACCCCGCTTGCAGAATGTGCGCCCGTTTTGGCAAGGCCGACTCCGAGGCGGACAACGGCCGGGCCTCCTCAAGTGGGGGGCGGGCACGTTGATCGGAGCGTCAACACAGCCGGTCGTGGCTATGTGCTCTTGTAGCGCGGTGGAGAGTCCATGAGTATTCTGGCGGCCTACACTACTGACGACGATTCGTATGTCGCACAAGATGCGGGCACGGTAAGGCTCGCGCAGACTTTCACCATAGAGGCCGCTACTCTGGGAGATGCCCGGTTCAAAGTATTCCGCGTCGGGTCTCCGGGGACGTGCGCGTTTACACTATATACTACTGCGGGCGGATTGCCCAGCGCATCTCTGGGAGCAATTGGATTTAATGGAAACACCATAACCACGGACACGGGCGGGGAGTGGGTAACGTTGACATTCGCCCCGTTCGGGACGATATCGGCTGGTATGTATGCCGTCGTTTTGTCTGGCGGGGATAATGGGTCTAATAACATCAACTGGCGGATAGATAGCACAGCGGCTACCTACGTATATGGACAGCGACTCCATAGTACGGATACCGGGGGAACTTGGACGCCCTATGCGACCCAGGATTTCATGTTCGAGATCAGCGGTACGCCAACCTATGTGTTTACCCCACCCGCCGACCGGGCGACGACGAAACGATTGATTGCGACGGCGCGACACCGATTTTTTTATGAGGATGTCTGACCATGAGTCTTAGTGACACAGAAGAGGTTGCTGTCCTTGACGCACTGTTGGAAATGAACAATTGGGTTGGCCTATCTACGGCCGACCCCGGTGACGCTGGCGCTACCTTGGCAGAGCCGGTGGGCAACGGATACGCCCGCGTGGCCGTTACGGCGGCTACGTGGAACCCAGCAGCGGCAGGAGCAAAGACCAACGGCGCGGCCATAACCTTCCCGGAAGCCACTGGCTCGTGGGGCACGGTGACATACGTGTGTATTTTCGCCGCCGTGTCTGGCGGTGTGCCCCGCGTAGCCTTAGCCCTTACCGGCGGCGTGGCAGTTACGTCGGGAAAGGTTCCGCGGTTCTTAGCGAGTACATTGACTGTCACACTGGATTAATGCTATGGCTCTTTCAGCTTCTACGGTCTGGGAATTCGCGTCCGGCGGTTCGATGAACAACGGTGGTGGGTACGTCACTACCGGCGGAAGTACGGACTACACGCTGGCTGCACCGACTCCGGTATTGGCCCCCACGGATTGCTATCATGGGGCGGGTTCTACCACCCTTACTTCAGATACGGGCGGATTCACGACAGCGATGGTGGGTAATCTCATCAAAGTGGTATCTGGGACGAACTTCACCGTTGGGTGGTACGAGATCAGGACCCGCGTGGACTCCTATAACATCACGGTGGACCGTTCCTTGGGGGCGTCTGCCAATACGACCAAGGACGGTGTGGTGAATGTCGGCGGTGCCTTGGCTTACGGGATTGCAGCACAGGACACAGCGTTTCACGCCGCGGTGAAAGCCGGTAATACTATCTGGTACAACGGAGGCAATACAAGTCCGGGTACGACATTTACCATAGCGGGTAATGTAGCGGCGGGGACGGCGGGGACGGGCCCCCTTCCAATTCTTATGACTGGCTATAAACTTACTCGCGGAGACTCCTGTACTGGGGCGTATCGACCGACTATCGCTTGTGGAGCATTTACCTTCGGAGTTAATTCGTTCATTAGAGTGTCTAATCTACAGTTTACCGGCACGGCTGCCTCGGTGGTGGATAACCAAACCGGAAGCTCCTCGTTTTTTAACTGTAAAGTGGTAAATAGTTCTGCCTCTGCGGCAATTGCCTTTTACGTTCTCACCACGGGGAATTGCGTGTTAGTAGGGTGCGAGGCGTCCGCCCCCGCCGGTGCGGCGTTTCAGACATACTCCACTACGCTAATAGGGTGCTATGCACACGATAGTGCTCAGGGGATAGTATTCACCTCTACTGGCGGGCGGGCCATTAACTGTGTGATTGACACCTGCTCTTCGGCGGCTTCAGGACAGGGCATTTTAACTGTAGCCCAATCTCAAATTTACAACTGCACGATACGAAACTGTAAAAGTGGAATCGCAGGTGGCACGAGTACCCCGGTGACGTGCATAAATAATGTGGTAGCCGATTGTTTCGTGGGGGCCAACTGGGCAACGGCTCAGCCGATGAATTTGTGGGAATACAACTGCTTCTATGGCAACACCACACCCAGAACCAACGTCACCGCCGGAGCAACGGACATCGCCACTGACCCCGCACTGACCGGAACAATAGGTAAGGGTACAGATGGAGCATCGACCGCCACCAGTTTGGTGTTTACTTCGGCCAGTAATCCATTCGCTGACGTAACAACCTCAGACTATCTGGCGATCTTTGCGGGCACGGGCACGGGGATCAAGTTGGCCGTCTATGCTATTACTTCGATCGCCAGTATTCCGGGTCAGGTGACGCTGGCCACCGATCCCACCAATGGGTCAAACAACATCAGTGCGTGTACTTTCGGCGTGGTGAAGGGCTCAGACTTCACTCTTGGGGCGGCGAGTACCTGCATTGATGCGGCCTTGGATGCCCACACCTATTCTGGGGTCACTGTATGAGTTGGAATGTAGGGGCATCCCAATACTCCGGCTTATATATTGGTGCTGCCCAAAATGCAGCGGCGTTCGTAGGACTCGTTGCCACGGGTGGCGGCACGAGCGGTGGATCGGCGACACTCACAACTGCCGATATTGTGGAACTCGTTGCCACGGGCGGTGGAACAAGTGGCGGATCGGCCGTGCTGGTGGCATCATACGCCGAGACGCCGCCCGTCGCACTTGCCACTGTGAAGCGGATGTTGGCAATCGGAAACAACCAAGTCTGGTTCGAGGATATATAATGCCAGCCGGAACATTCATAGAACTCACCGCCGCACGGGATGACATCAACACGGCCGATCAGTTGATGGTATTCGAGGCATACGGTAAGGTCTTCATCGTGAACGGGGACAAACTCAAGGTCGCCGATTTCCAGAATACGAAGATCATCACGACTAATGTCGGCACCAATCCACCGGATCGCGGGAATATCCTGACGGCGGGAACCGGGGGACAGATGGTGGTGGACTACATCACCAGCAACACCCCCAGCGCGGCGTGTACAATCTACGGTTATCGTATTACCGCGGCCCTCTTTAGCGCGGGGGCGGTGACTGGTACTGATGACGATGGCAACGCGATTTCCTTCACGACCTCCGGGGGTGAGACCGCGCCGCCGCACTGGTACAACTGGACTGTCTACGGTGGTGATACGACGAACTATGGGACCATGCCCGCCAAGGCGTATGTCGGTTGCTTGTCCGGCGGTCGGTGTATCCTATCGGGCAACCCCAACTACCCCCACCAGGCCCCGACCTCGGCAGCGGGCAACCCGTGGGACTGGAATATCTACCGGACGACGGCAGACCGGGCTACGGTCATCGGGTCCGGCGGTTCCGGTCAGATCGGCGACGTGGTGCGGGCATTAATCCCGGCGCGGGATGGGCAACTCATCATCGGATGCGCCAACTCCATGCACATAATGATCGACAACCCTGCCTATGGCGGGCAGATGGTCGATATCAACGGCACGGGCATCTTCGGACATACCTCGTGGTGTTTCGACGGCAACGGCAACCTCTACTTCTGGGGCACCGGCGGCATCTATAGACTCGCCAAAGGCTCGGCTCAAGTGGAGAACATCACCGCGGCCAACCTACCGAACCTGATCGTCGATACCGGGGCCGACCCCTCTACACACCGAATCTTGATGGGCCACGATGCTGTGCGTAGTGGGATCAAGATTTGCATCACCCTCCTGGCGGACGGCACCAGTACGAACTATTGGCTTGATTTGCAGACCGGCGGGATGTTTCTCGATACCCACGCCAGTACGCACGGCGTCTACTCGATTTTCCAGTACGACGCCAACGATCCCGACTACAAGGCCCTACTTCTCGGCTGCGCGGACGGGTATGTGCGGGCGCATAGTGATGCCGCGACCAACGATGACAGTACGGCTATCGACAGTTATGTGTGTTTTGGTCCGATTCCGCTGGCCGAGGACGGCCGGGATGGTTCTCTTGAGGCGGTCGATATGATTTTGGCCGGTGGGGCGAGTGGGGGTCTGACAGACTCCAACAACGCCACGGTACAACTCTGGTCTGAGGATGTGGCCGAGACCCTGATCGAGAAACTCAACACGGGCACGAATCCGAAACTGGCCATGACCTTTGCAGGTCCGGGCCGGGCGCGCGGAGCCAAGCGTAGGCGCGGGATTCGCGGGGCCTTCGCGGGAATCAAAGTGGGTAACAGTACAGTCGGCGAGACATGGGGGATGGAGAAGATCATTCTGGACGGCGGCGCGCCGGGAAAGAGGGTACGATAATGGCGTGGGGTACTTTAGGTAGTGGACTTGGCACGACGACACAAGGTGGCATGACGACAAAAGACTGGTCAACGATGTCGGATGTCGAACTCCAGAACTCTATGAATGGACCGTGGGATAAGCGATTCGCTCAGGCAGAGTTACAACGACGGTCTGCTGCTAAGGCACCCACTGCCACTTCTTCGCCCGCCACCTCGGCCGCACCCGCAGGCGGTGCGGGACCAGGTTACGGTGATGTCTCCGGCCTGTTCCGCGAGGCCCTGGCCGGACTCACCGGCGAGACGGAGAAGATGTATCAGCAGGGCAAGCGGCGGACTCTCTCTGATATTGCCATGCAGTCGGTCAACTCCGGTATGGCCAACACCCTGAATATGCCCGCCGCCGGGATCGCCTACGATGAGGCCAACCGGGCGCAGACCAACCTCGGCCTGGCCAGCAAACGGGCCGATATCCTGACAGGTCTTGGTCAGACCGCGGCCGGGATGTATGGGGTGAATGTGGGGGCTGAAACTTCTCGGTACGGAACGGACGTAGGGGCGCGCACCAGTCTTAGTAATACGGGCACGACCGCGGGTGTGGACTATGCTCAACAGGCATTGCAGCGGTATATCGCCCAATTGCAGAACACCACGGCAAACCGAGAATTGACCCTCAAGTCTGGTGATCAAGGCGGATTTGCTTCTTCGGGGATGATACCGAGATGACCGTCGAACTGACTAATATCGTCAACGTTCCGGTCCCCGGTTCACCGCGGTTCGAGGTAGACACTACGATGGCTATTTCCCGGTTTCGGGCCGCGTTAGGTCCGGCCGGGATCCCCGTGTTTGCCAGTCTCGCCCTTACCGGCCTGACAGCGACCCGATTGATGGCGACTGATGCCAACAAGACCCTCGCCAGCGTGGCGAACTTGGCCTTGTGGGTCGCGGGCACGTCAAACCGCGTAACAGTTGCCAATGATGGTGACGGCACGATTACCCTGTCCGGCCCCCAAGACTATCACACCGGTGCGAGTCCGACGTTCGCGGGTTTGACGCTCACCGGCATGTCCGGTATTATTAAGGCAACAACGGGGGTTTTATCGGGCGGAGGCGCGCACGCGGACCTCGCCACTGTGACCGCAAACCAACACCACAACCAGGCGCACGTCCTTGATGGTGGGGACCACACCGTATCGGGACTTACAACTGGGCACGTCCTGCAAGCTCTAACGGCTACTACGTTCGGGTTCGCGGTGGTGCCGGGGCTACACGATGCCGTTTCGCTGGCAGCGTCGGCCGACGTACTGTTGGGTCTGACGGGGCAACAACTATCCCTCGACACACAGACGGCGGCGTATGTGTTAGCGGGGCCGACTTCAGGGGGGGCGGCTGCGCCGACGTTCCGGGCGTTGGTCACAACGGATATACCGGCTCTGGCTTATGACACGACAGGCACAGCGGCGGGATTGTTGTCGGGGCATACATCTACGTATGACCATACCCTGCTTCATGCGGCGGCAACCGTGACGGCGGCCCCTCTGACACTCAGCGGACAAGCAATCACGTTCAACTACGATACGAATGACTTTCAGTTGAGCGGCAACAATCTTCAGGTGAAAGACGGTGGGATTGACCACGGCGGTATCGGGGGGTTGGCAGATGACGATCATACGCAATACCTACCTGCAAATGCCACAAGAACGAGCAATGCTGACAGTTTAACAACTGCCCAACTGGGTAATAGCAATGCCGGTACTTCGGCTGGGGCAAGAGTTCTATTTGGAAATAACACTGGTAGTAGTGTATCGGTAGAGCAACTGAGTTCGACTTATACGGAGGCTGGGGCACGGGGACCGGACAATGCCGTCATATATGCAAACAATACCGGCAGTCTCAATTTCGTTCACGCTACCGACGCCGATTCGGCCGTTATGCGATTCTTCATTCGAGGCACAGCAACTAATAAGGAGCGGTTCCGGATTGATAGCGTCGGTGTGAAGGTGGGACTATACGGCTACGTAGGGCGTATTCTATCCGGCACAGCGACCTTCCTGGGAGAATTGGGGGATGCTTATGGTTGTGTGGGATATAATCTCGATCTTCTCAGCGGGGCGTACAAGTACATCACCAGTGACTATGCCAGTCGCATATTTTTCTCGGCGGGAACGGTCCTACTCGAAACGGCACCTTCTGGTACTGCCGACACCGCAGTTACTTTCACAACCCGGCTGACGGTAGCCAATACCGGATTGGTGACGGCGGGAGGAGTAATTCGATCCAATACGGGATTCAACCTGAATGGTACGGATGGTTTGGCGTCACAGGTAGTGGCCTTGGCGAAGTTGACAGCCCTGGGGTCTGACGGTTCAATCACCATAACGGGTGGTATAGTTACGGCCTATACCGCCCCTACATAGGAGCGCATAATGCTTGGATTACCTTTTACCCCCCTATCGGGGATCGTCGAACCGAGTGAGGCCGATATTCAGATGCAGACGCTTGACCGGAATGTGCGGCCGGGGGGCGATCCCCGCCCGGTGGGATGGGGAGAACGGCCGTGGATCGAACCGAATTGGGATGCTGGCCGGGTATCTCCGGCACAATCCCAAGGTTCCTCCGATCCGTTCGAGGTCCTGAAATTCCAGAGCAAAACCGACCTTGACCACACCCTCGGCCAGATTGCGAGTCATCGAACGGCATTGCAGAAGACCATCGACCCTGATATTGACGTAGCCTACCAGAGTTATGGCCTTGATTTCCAGCGGTTGGACAGTTCCAATCTCGACCCGGCACAGAAAGAGGAGCGGAAGAAGGACCTCGCTACCGCCTATCTAAAAAAGAAACTCGGCATCCAGGCAGGTATCCGGAATGATCTTGAAACTTTGGACACGGCCGAACAAAAGGCTAAGAGTGACTCGGCCCTGAAATTCGCCATGGCGCAGCACGATATCCAGAATTACCAGGAGATGGTGGATCGGGGTGAACTTGACCCGGCGGTAGGGCGATCTCGGCAATTCAAGGCGGCGGGCAAGGATATCCCGGCGGAAGCGTTTCGTCCGCGTTTAACGCCCATGCAGGAGTTGGCGAATACTCAGAAACAACTTGCCGCCTATGATCGACAAGCGTTAAACTACAGAACTCCCGCAACCACTTCCGGTTTTGGGTGGCACGGCCGATTTACTACATCCGGTAAAATGCAAATTGCAAAACCCGAAGCGGAATGGACCGGCCTAAGTTCTTCGGGGGGCAAATTTCCGCA